GGGAGTAGTCCAGCCATTATTTGTAGTTGTAGGCATGGTATCTAGTTTATCCCTTTCTTAAGCAACGTCAAGCCATATCAAATCGTTAGGCAAGTTTTGCCATTGTGTTACAGGGTTATAATCTTCCCATTGAACATCAAGGGTAGAATAAACAGAATTAGATATTGTCATTTGTAGATCTAAAGTGTTTTTACTAAGAGTCCAAATCCAACCTTCACAAAATCCTTCAAATACTCCTGAGCTAATAATGCCTGTTGGCAGGTTAGTTATGGCTATAAGTGAGTCCATAGAAACACCTAGCAAAGAATCCCTTACCGCGTTTGTAATATTAGAATTTGCAAGGTTTACGGAAACAGAGTCCAAAGAAATTTTAGGATTGCCACGTAACTCTACAAGTCTTACAGCTTGTTCTTGAGCGTCTAACTGTTCAGCCAAAATAGTAGATATAACGTTTTGCAGTAAACCATAGGTATTTATAGACTCGTCGTTTTCTGCGGCTTCTTCGGCTACTGGATCATTGTACTGAATTACAACTGAGTTAATAATGTCTGTGGTTTGAAGTCTTGTAATAAGCCCTTCGCTTGAAAGTATGTCTGCGTCTACTGTAATTGTGTTTGTGCCATAATTTTCACTTCGTCTTTCAGCGTCCGCGTAACCAATATTGCCGTTACCTGTTTCATACAAATAACCTAAACCAGTTTGGGAAGTTGTATCTGTCAGCTCATAAGCAGGACTAATATCAACGGCTCTAGCTAATACTTCGTATCGTCCTGTGTCAATAACATCTATGCCTTGCACACCATAATTAGCCCAAGTTACAGCTGCGTCAATGTCGTTCCAAGTTTCAGTATTACTTAAATCTTCCCAAGCAACATAAAGGGTTTCTTCTAAAATGCGTTCAATACGTTCTCCGTCAAACTCTTGTGGGTAAGCAACTGTGCCAGCGTAACGTTTTACAAGTAAAGCCAAATTGCCTTGCGCTTGTATTTGTACTGTGTTTGCGTACTGGTCGTTAGCGCCTGCACCTGCTAAAGAGTTTTGCACACTTGAGACTTCACCTGTAAATAAATCAACGTAAGCCAAAGAAGTATCCTTAACCTGAATACTTACAACATCAAGCAAGTTAATTGTTGGGCTTGTACCCGATAAGTTTAATAATTCTAGATTGCAGTATGAAGGTTGTGTTGCCTCAAACAGGTCATTACGTCCCGCTGTAATTGTTGCGTTGCTTAAAACGTCGTTAGTGTATTCAGTTCCCGCTATTGTTATCTTAAATACAGGTGTAAAAATTGTCATGGTTAGCGTATGCCAAGACCAAGACCAGAAGTTTTGTTTGCAGTTGTTAAGACTTTAGTTATTGTTCTAGCTGTGCCTTGCGGATCTATAGCACCTTTAACATTGTTTACAATATTTACAACTGTTCCTGTAGCTTGTTTAACGGCTGGGGTTAGGCTCAATAGTTGTGGTGCAGGATTTATAAGTAGTTTGCCAATATCGGGTAAACGATTGTAAGCACTTATAGCACCTTCTATGGCGTCTATGATTGAAAGTATTTTGTCTAGAAAACCTTGTAAGCCTTTGTCGTTAGCCGCACCTGTTAGTTGTGCTACAAATTCATTAACCTTCATAGCAACTTTTCTTAATTCCTCACCTAACAAATAGGCTGAACCTTGAGCACTATTTAGATCAGTTTGAAACGTTACTGTGCCAGTACCAACATCATAAAACGCTCTTTTGAGTGACTCTGTTCCTGCACCTGTTAAACCATTAACCAGTTGTTCAATGACTGGTAGTAAAGTATCTGTAATTACTGTTGCAAACTTTTCAAGTATTGGAAGTAAAGCAAACCCTATTTGTTCTTTAGCCTCATCAACAGCCACGCTTATACGAGCCATGCGACCGGCAAACGTATTAGCGGCTGCGTCAGCTTGTCCTGCAAACGTTTCTGACAATACTTTCAAGGCAGCGTCTAAATCTTTATTTTTTACAATAGTATCGTCTAAAGGAACACCTAAACGTTTTAATGCAGAAAAGTTTCCGTCATAAAGTTTTGATAATCCTTCAGTAATTGTGGCTAAATCTTTTCCTGTGCCGCCAGCGATATCAAGCGCAAGTGTTTGAAGTTTTTGTGCTTTAGTGACGTCACCTGTTGATCTAATAAGTCTGTCAAGACTTGGACGTAATTGGTCGTCTGTTACACCTGTAGCTCTAGCTGTTTTGTCAATGTAATCTTCAACCGCTGCAATTTGTTGGTCTGTTGCTTTAGTTGTGTTACGTAAAGTTTGTGCAAGTGATACTTGGGCTTTCTCATCTTCAATAGCAGCTTTAACAGCGTCTACACCTATTTTTACTGCCATAGTTGCGGCAGCTGCGCCGACTGCTAAAAATGCAGCAGCACCTACTTTTAATGCGTCGTCAAGTTTGTTTGTAAAAGAGCGGGTTTCTTTATCGGCTTTATCTAAACCTGCAATAAAATCTTTTGTGTCAGCAAGAAGCGCGAGTTTAAGTGTCCTAATGTCAGCCATTAAAGTGAACCCTTCCAAGCGTCTCTAATACGTTCATAACCTTTTAACCATTCTTGTGCAATAGTCGGTTGAAATCTAGACATAGCAGGATACAACCACCACCCACGATTACCTCTACCTTGAGAAGGTGAACGTTTAGGAAATTGTTTAAATTGTTTAGATCCAAACTCACTACCCATTATCACATAGCCAGCACTAAAAGCACTAGACCCAACTTTATTTTTACCGCCAATACTAAAAGAAGGTGCTTTATCTGACTTAGATATTTTAATTGAATTAGCAACTGCTATAGCTTGTTTAGGATTATATGGTGCTCGACTAGCTGCACCTTTGGCATAATTACCACCACGTTCAGCTAAAGCCTGTGCAATTTGTTTCATATCATTTTTTGCAATATCATTCATTTTACTAAACGTACGAAGTAAACCACGATAATCTTTATCAACTGGGACAAGACTTATTGCTTTAGCCATTAGCGCGCTCGTTTAATACGTCGATAGCGGTAGCCCACATATCTGGATCTGCATTGAGCCAATAGTCGGGTGATATACCTGTGGCTATTGCCAACTCGACTGCTATCCGCCCGACGCTTCGGGCTTGGTAAAATTTGCTGTCTCAAAATCAACAGCTGCAATATCGGTGACTGTCGGTTTCCACGTGTCAATGCTTTCATTTTTTTTGGTAACACGTTGTTGAATTTTGTGACCCAAAAATAAAAGAAGCTGATTACTTGGACTGCTTTCTTCGCTAAGTATTTTAATGATTGAACGATTGTTGTAAAGTTCTTTTTCTGCTTGGGCAAGTTCATTTGGTCTAGTCCATTCTTCATAAACTTCACCTGTTTCTAGTTCCCAACGTATTTTTAATTTAAGCATTTTGTGTGCCCCTGTTCTTTAGTTTGTGTTACGCGGTTAGGTCTTCGGTTGGAATACCTACAACTTGTAGAGATACTGAACAAGTTTGTGCGTCTGCACCTGAAGCAGTAATTGGTGGATATTGTGGTAATACGTTACCAGTCAAAGTCACACCTGTTGTAAGTGTTAGCACAAAAGCAAGTGCTGTATCTGGTGCGCTTTCTGTTGCGTCCCATAATGCTTTGTATAAACTTCCCGGGCTTGTTTTACCAGCGTCGTTTAAGAATGTCAAATCTAAAGTAACGTTGGAATCTATGTACTTGAATGCTTTACCTGCAAGGGTATCAAAAGTTAAACGCTCGGTATCAAAATTGATAGCGGAATCTAAAATTTGTTCTGCGTATTGCACTGTAGCGATAGTTAAAGTTAAACTACGACCACTTAAAATCGTTGTTGCCATTGTTGCCTTTCTTAGCCTGTGTAGGCTGTTTGTAGTTGTATTTCAGCACACAATAAATCTGTGTTATTTGTGCTTCTAATTTTAGGGCTACTTACCGATAAAACAATAAAGGTTAGCGGAATAAGTCCTAAAATAGTTTCTATATCGTCTTCCAAGTTTGTTAATGCGCTTGGGTTTGAATACGTGGTACTAACAACTTCTAATGTTAGTCTTACGTAATAGTTTTTAGTATTGCCTATAACCATTGGTTCAAGGTATGGGTCACTAGCTAAAATAAGTGCTGCGGGTGGGATAATAATTTCGGGCACATGATCGTAGGCTGAGTAGTTTGTGTTTGAGGTTATGGCTGTTTTGAGGTTTGCGCGTAAAGTACTTAAAGGCACGATTAACCTACTTGACTATTTGTGTCAATATATTTTGAAATTAAACCTGTGACTTTGTAAAGTAATGTGCGACCCATTCGATATGGGGCTGGAACAAAATCTAAAGCCTGCGAAGATCCTGAAACTGAAAGTCTTGATTGAAACACGTCTGTAGATATTTGTAGAACGGCTTCTTCAACAGCGTCTATGCCGTTGTATTGTGAAAGGCTATTAACTACAGCTAGTCCGTTAGGAATACTAAAACGATAATCGTCGTGAATAGTTGCCCCTGTTGTTGTTATCCTAAAAGTGTAATCGTCAATAATAGAATCAATTACTTTAGATCCATTATGACCTGTAACACCTGAAATTGTTACTGTTTGACCTTCATAAAATTTGTGGGGTTGTGTTGAATGTAAAGTTGTTAATACAGCACTTTCTGATTTTTGTTTATCAATGGCTACTTTATGTTGTACAAGAAAATCACCTATAGCGTCTTCCGCTGTTTCTATAATGCTTTCAAGTTGTGCGTCTGAATATAAAGAAACGCTAACGCCAATTACAGCTCTTAACTCTGCTGCTGTAACTAATACTGGCATTTTACATTCCTTTTATTAAGGGTGTGGGTGGCACAGGGGCGAACCACCCACACGTTTATTTAGTTATTATCAGGTGAAATTGTAATGGCAAGAACCATTAGCAATTTTTACTGCTACTGCACCATATCCGTAATAATTAACGTCAATTTGACCTGTGTTAATTACGTTTGTGCGTAGGCTTAGACGTGGTGACTCGTACCAAGTGTAAGCGTCTGGGTTGATAACAAACATTGATCCGTCACCAGTTGTCAATGTTAATGCAGACAAGCTACGTGAAACATACAAATCTAATCCACCAACGTTACCTCTTAAGCTAGTTGGTGAAACTTGTCCACCCGCATTTGAAGGATTTGTTGCGGTAAAAATTGGGCGACCACCAGACTCTACGTAACCCATAATGTTACCCCATTGTTCTGCAGAAACTACAATGTTACGAGCAAAACCTAGAGAATCTTTGTAAACTTCTGCAGCTGCTTGTGCTACGAAGCCCATAAGACCTGTTGCTGTGTTAGCTTGTGCTGTTGCAGCAATTTGACCATTTGCAATAATTGTACTTGCTACATATTCGTCTGTGGCTTTAGCGTATGCGTATTCCATTTGGCGAACAAGTTCGTCAAAGAATAATGGTGAGGAACGATCTAACAATTCTACTGAGAATGTTTGTTGTCCACCAAATTTTTTAACTGCTACTGAAACGAATGAAGCTGCTGTATCTGTTTCTGATAATGCTGCTGCTTCGTCTGCTTGTGCAACTGTTGGTGCTGTTGTAATTTTTGGAATTTCAAAAGACATACCTGCTGGTGGCAGAGTTGCTCTTGAAATAGCGTCAATAGAACCTCTATCAGCGTTTGCAATTCCGTTAATTACTTCTTGTGTTTGTGGTGTTGGAATAAATCCAGCGTTGTTTGAAGTTGTGTCAGCTGCCATTACATATTGACGGCTGTCTTCGTTACCAAGAGCTGCTCTAATTGAGTGTTCTAGGTAAGAAGCCTTTGAAACGATTGGGCTTCTTGGTGCTGTAAAGATTGCTGGGCGAACGTTGCGTTCTGCAGCTTCTACAGCTGGGGCTTCTACAGCCTTTGCTACTTCTTCTACTACTTCGGGGGTAACTTCGTTTGTCACGATAGTTTCCTCGCTTTCTGTTGGTTGTGAAGTGTCTGCACTTGCAGCGACTTCGGTTATTTGTGCGTTCTCGCCAAACGCTGGAAATGTGACGTGTGAAACTTCTTTTAATGTTGCTTCATTAACAATTACTTGTTCACCTTTAGTGACGTAATCATCTATCATAGCGCCTACGCTAAATCCAGTTCGTAAACCTTCTTGTGCTTCGGCTAATGCGTCGTCTCCTGAGTTTGTTCGTGCGATTTTAAATGTACCAATTATTTTTTCATCATCTTCTTTATAGCTTGCTAGCTTTCCAATAGGTCGGGTCATATCATGCTCGGTAAAAAGTTTAATACCTTGACCGATTTTTAATGAGCCTGGTTGAAATACAACGTCGCCCATATTTGTGTGACCGACTTCATTGAAAGGAACAATAACGCCAGTTAATTCTCTTTTTGAAGAATTGGCTGCGATAATGTCCGTTGAGAACGTAATAAAATTATTCATTTATTAAGTCTTCCCTTTCTCTTGCCTCACTAATTGTCATAACTCCTAGTGGGATAAGTTTTTGATAAATGTCAGCGCGTTCTAATGCGCTTGGACTATAAAATTCTTCTAAATCAAATTTTACTATAGATCCTCGTGGTGTAATATCGTTGTCGCTTAATCTTTGTGTAATACAAGTCATTAAAGGTTTCAAAGAAAAATCTATTAGGCTTCTTCTTTCAGCTGTGACGTTAGAATATGTCATGCTTCCTGCGGCGTTACCCCCTACATAATATTCTGGAAGATTGCAGGCACGCGCAATTTCTGAGGCCATATATTGACGAGCTGAATTTAGCGTTAATTGTTCTGGGCTAAAACCTATGCTTTGAAAATCTATGGTGTCGTTTACAAAAGCTGTGCCACGTGTTTGTCTGGCTTCTTTCCATGAATTAAGTAGGGCTGTAACTCTTTCAGCAGGCATAGGCAAGTTAGATTTTAATACCACGTTAGGGGTTGGTTCATCTGCGAATCTTTTAACTGCCTTTTCTAATGCAAGTGCTGTAAGTATTGTTGTTCCTGCTCTTACAAGTAATCCTTCATCAAATCCAGTAAAGGGAATAAGTGAACCTAAACCTGTGTCAGGTATTCTGTTGCCGTCTACGCTGTAATAACGTACATTGTGTCCAAGTGCGTCAAGAGTTCTTGTAACACGACTTACAGAAATCCATTCTGCACTTAAAGGTCTGTTGTCTGTACCTAGTTCAAGTATTCGCATATAGCCTTGACCTGTAAACAAAATATCTTCGGCTAAAAATGTATATACAGATTGTCCAGTCATTCTTGGGTCAGGTTGTTTAATAAAAGGTGGAGTTGGAACTTTAGAATTATTTGACTCGCGTCTAACT